TGTCTGCAACGCTTACTACGTTATCAGATGGAACCTTAACTGTGAATGGTGAGGCTGCAGTACCTGCGCCAGAAATTTCTGTTGTTACGTCTACAGAAACGGTATTGGCACTTGCAGGTGTCACTACGAGTGTGCCCAATGTCATGGCTGCAACCACGGCAAGAGCGATCTTCTTAAATGAATTCATTTTTCTCCTTTTATTATTCATTTTATTTATATTGTTTTTAGTCTATCCAAATAGTTTTCTATGTCTTCTATTTGACTAGGTTTATATTGTATCACGTTCTCAGGGAGCGTGTCAACTCTACGGGGCTTATCCTTAAATGTGTGAATCTCAACTTCAAGGTTTTGATCCCTTGGCGTGTATGATATTGCTCCAAAAATAGAGCCACAAACTGCGTCTGCTAAATCTTTAGATAATTTTCTAGGATGATCAACTTTATCTGTCTTTGTTATTTTTAATTCTGTTAATTCTTCAAATAATAACTCAATAGAAGGCATAACCAATCGCTCTTCGTATACTAGCATTGCCATATCTTCATAATGTTTCTTTGCTACAGATACGGTTTCTGTTCTCATTCCTACCGCTTGTAGTTCATTCTGAATATCAAATGATTGCCAACGGTCAAATGTAACTAATCCAATATTAAATCCAAGCCTGCGTAGATTTTGTATCCACTGCTTTACCTCAGATAGATTTACTGGACCTTCCACTTTTGGCTCCCACCACGCTACTGCATCTACAACTACTACAGGAGATATCTGCTCATAGTCTTTAATTACCTGCACGTTGACCCACTTCTCAACATGTGCAATTGCAACAGCACATTTGTCATGTTTTTGTGCAAGGTCAGCATGAACATAATAAACTTTTTCTGGATCTGGCTTAAAGTTTTCTTCAAATCTTCTGAATGTATCAAGAGGATTTCTAATACTCATACAGGCTCTTACTTTATCTGCCTGTTTAAAAAATGCATCAGAAGCATATGTAGGAACACAAGCAAAGCGCATCATTGCATCACCAAGGTCTGTCATGAAGGCAATCTTAAAGTCATCAATCTTTCTAGTTGGATTAACTTCCCAAGTAGGTCTTTTAAGAGCAAAAACTCCAGGGTATTTATAAGACTTAATATGATCTTCATCCCAACTAATATCAAACCAATTATCTTTATCATCTTCTGGAATTAATGGATTGATTATAAATCTATGTGTCTTTGATACTACTTCTTTTTCAGCAATTACTGCTTCATACCGCTCAGAAATAAAGTCTCCGTTATATCTTGGAAATGAAAGAAGAACTACTTTGCCAAGATCTGGGAAGCGAGAATCTACTGAGCCACGAAACGCTTTGTAGATATTGTCAGCAGTTTTTCCTTGTTCATTACCTGTTGCCACTTCAGATGCAAAGCCTGAAATCTCATCAAGAACTGCAAGCAAAAGGTTTAAACCTTCATGTGATTCTCTTTCTGAGTGACCAGAATAAACAGTTACAGATTTTTCAAAACTAATAGAGTCTACTTTTGCTTCATACTTACCAGCAAACCATGGTGACTTTTCAATCTTTGTTTTAAAACCTTTAAAGAAAACATTCTTAGCCTGTTGAGCGTTAATAGCAACATTGATAAGATCTATTGCATCTCCACTTGGTTTTCCGAAATATCTTGCAGGATCTTTAAGACATAATAACTTATAGACAATATAAGCACAGGCAACAGTAGAGGTAAAGTCCTTCCCACTACCCTTCCCAAGTTGTAATATGATTTCGTTCTTTGTGTATTTTTCATAATATCTTGCTCCTTCTTCATCACCCATTAACATTTGTAAATCTTCTTTACGATAAATCTGACTCATTGCTTGAACTATGTCATATTGAATATCTGATAGACCAGGTTGACCCAAATAGTCTGGGGACTCAACAAATGTCTTTGCGTCTACTGGGGTTTCTTCAAAATGATTATCGGCAAGGGCTTCAAGAAAATCATCAAACATCATGGACAATTGTAATCACTTCATCCTTTTTTGCAATGTCAGAAAGTCTACGCATAATTTCATCACGAATCTGTGGATATTCAGATGCAATATCTCTAAGAATTCCCATTAATACTTCTTGCTTCTTTTCTATTTGCAACATTTCTTCTGCAAGTTCTTTATTTTCTAATAGCCCTGCTTTTTGCAACATATCAATTCTTTTAGATTCAATATCCATAACTAGTTTAATAGCCTGAGTTTTTGCGCTTAAATTATTGTTTAAACTTGCCTCATCTATTACTTCGTATGATTTAGAAATTAGTTTATTGTAATGTGCATCTGCCACAGCCAATGCTTCTTTGGCACGAGACCTAATAGCATCATTTGCAGATGCCATAACCTTCCATTCATTAATGTGTTGAACTACACGAGTTCTTGGAATAGCAAGATCTTTAGAAATTTTAGTTGCATCATTTCCTTTTAGGTACTCTCCAACTACACTATTTATTTCATCTAAGTGCTTTACTAAATCTTGTTCAGTCGACATGTCCGTATGCCTCTAGCCTTTCTAATTCTTTTGCTTTTGCTATTTTTAACAAAACAAGATATCCAATAAGATCATCGATATCGTTATCACCAACATATTCTGTACCACGCATTATTCTACTTAACTTATCATCGATACGAACATGGAGTTGCTCTCTTGCATCTGCTTTACTAAAAATACGAACTGGCTCTAATGCAGAGTTTCCATATGCGATGTTCTTTTTGACTAGCATGTGGGCAATCTCATGACAAGAGTCATATATTTCTCTACCAGCAGAGGTTCCTACTGTAAGAAGATAAAGATCCTGGCAATTAAATCTTTTCATATCTGGGAATACTGGCTCTAAACTCATCGCTTTGACTTCCTTAATCCAAATTTGGCTAGGTAAACATATATGGTTTCCACGCTTACCCCGCATTCTTTTGCTATGGCTTCTGGAGATTTCTTATCAATATGAAATCTTTTTTTAAGCCATAGTTCATTTGTATATAGTTTAGCACCCATAATCTCTCCTGTCAAACCGCCTTATCCCAATTATTAATAGCCCAATGCCCGATGCCTGCTGAGTCTGCAACATCATTATCTTCTATTTTTTTATCATAAATAACATCTAATAATTTTATTGTTCTTTGTTTTCTGAAGTCTCTCTCATAAGATTTATACCAAGAAAGGGACTTGCCTGGATTTGCAGATCTAATCTGTAGTTGTTCTTCTTTAGTTAGTTTTTTATTCCCAAGATATGATTGCCATGTTATTGGGGATACTTTGCCAATTATATTAACTCCCGCCAAACCTGCGCCACCTATGATTGCACCCTGCACAAGAGCAAGGTCTGCTGCAGTTTTCGGGGAATTCATAAAAACAGTATGCTCAATAACAATAGCCTCTACAAGATTATAATATTGAAACAAAGCCTTAGTCTTTTTGTTAGCGTCAATTACTTTCTGATAAATATCTTTACCGTCAAAAATAATTTTTCCATGATCTGATAAATTTTTATAGGAATAAATTGTAAAGGCTAAACTATTAGTACTTGCATCAATAGCACATATGACCCCAGGCTGAGTCGATAGATCTTGCCTAAAGTATCTATCTGTTTCTTTTGCTTTGGTCATTTCCCATTCCTTTAATTTGCTTTAATGCTTTTTTAACATCATTAGGATTAATGCTGCAATTATTGCAAAGTGGCTCATCGTTATATATTGATAACTTAGAGCCACAATGCTTACACTCCCTGTTCTTTCCTCTTCTTTTCTGCCTTCTAGATTGAATATATCTTTGTGTTATTTTTTCTTTGGTTGCTTGTTCTCTACATTGCTCAGAGCAATATATTTGATAAGAAATATTTGAATCAAAATTTTTATCGCACCAGTTACAACTTTTCATCTTCCAGCAACTCCAGAGGTTTAATTTTAATTACCCCTGTCTCTGCTTCAGCACATGCTTTTTGTATTGGACATTCTTTGCATATCTTAGAATTGGACCTGTAAGGTTTTTGTGGTAACTCCTGCTTCTTCCAACTCGCATATACTTCTCTCATCCAATCAAATGCCTGGTCTACCCACCGACGGAAATGATCATTCATTACAACTGGCAAAGTTAATAGTTCATGATTATTTTTATTTTCATAAATCATTACACCTTTGTCAATTTTCCATAATCGCATATAAATTAGTAGTTGCATAAGATGACCCATCTTAGACTTTCTACTTTTCTTTTTATATTCGAATCCTTCATTACTTATTGTTTTTATTTCTCCAATAACTCTTTCGTCATTTATATTTAGCATTACATCGCCATATCCAAGGAAGGGAGGATTTTCTGCCTCTACTCTAAACTCCATTGATGGATGTGTTTGTTTGTTAAAAGTTCTTGGCTTAGGATCCATAACCATATCTTTATCAAGAAGCCCAGATAGTTCTATTGCCTTTTGAATTCTTTCATGACCATAGGTTCCATTATTTCTATTGGCAACCCCGTAGGCGGTTGAGTTATCAAATGCAGGAGCACCATCAAACATCATGTACCAATATCTTGGGCATTCACCAGCACCATATGTTAATCCAGAAGGAGAAAAATTGCTCTTCTTTGTAAACTTTGGTTTTGCTTGTGCTAAATATCCAGACTCTATCTTTTCAATCAAGCCATCAATAAAAGAAGTATCTTCAACTCTTGTGACGGTTTTCTTTTTTGATGAATCTTTTATCATTACTTCTTTTAGTAAATTTTTCATTATTATCCTTTGTTTGTATAATTATATCAGATATCAGCGAGTAATGTATTTTAGAGCAGACACAAGATTGTTTATAGACTCTGCTGCGGTATAATAAATATTCTTTTTCCCACGGTCTGACTTGTCCACATTAGCCATCCAAGTAGCCTTAAAAGCCATCTTTGCTGCGATTGCTTGCAGCCTAACAATTTCTACAGTAGCCACATTCATAGGAATGTCTGGCTTTATAATAAGTTTAGCAATAAATGTTAGAGCAGTAGTTAGTTCCTGGTCTTCCATATACTCTGCTATTTCTGTTAAACCATTAATCATTTCAAGTGTTGTATTATTTTGTTCCATTATTCACCATCTGTTCTAGTAGTTCTAACTCTATTATAGCAAGTCTGGTCTTTTTGTTTCCCTCGCCAAGTACCACAACTATGGCTGGATCGTTGCCATTTCGTATTGCATCTGTTGTAGCCTTAGCCCATACATCCTGATTTAGTGTAAAAGATTTTGAGTTCTCTTTAAAATCAACAGTAAAGTTTTCCCAAGTAGCGTCGCCCTTTTTAGTATTTCTACCAGAATTCTTATGCTTCTTGGCACCTATTCTTTTACTTTCATTTGCCTCACTCATGTTTTTTAACCTTCTTATATCCTACCTTAAATAATTGAACTTCTGATAAATGTTTATCTTGACACATCCAGGATGCCATCCCAGTTGCTGGATAAACTCTTATTGTCTTTACTTCTTTTTTGCAAGTCTTACAAGGAAACTTTCCTTCATAAATTGTGTATTTATCCACTAATCTTAGTCTTAATCATTTCTTGTAGATCAAGATCCTCTCTTACTTTATTAATAAATCCTTCTCTGCCCTGCACCTTTGTGCCATCTGGAAGCAAATACCAAGCACCAGTGCGCTCTACGATACCCATTAACTCAGCAGTATCGACTAGATCTCCCACACTATCCACGCCAAGATTGTCACCTCTAAAATAGAAATCATACTCGCCAGACTGAAAAGCAGGAGAAGTTTTTGAAAACTGTAATTCCCATCTTACTTTTCTACCAATCTTTTCCTCAATGACCTTATCGCCAACATGGATCTTTCCTTTCAAGGCTTGGTTTTCTGATTCAGATGAAAACAATTTAATTACAGTAGAAGAATAAAACTTAGTGGCCTGACCACCTGTTGGTTGTTGACTGGTATACATTGCATTAATATTATTTCTTGATTGAGAAATTAAAATAAATAAAGTTGGCTTAACCTTATTGTTTGCATAGTTAATCATTTTCCATGCGTTACTAAAATCACGAGATTCAGCGCCAATCTGTTTTGTATTTTCTAATGCCTTAAGTTCATCAGAATCTTTTTCAAAATAAATGGCAGGAAGCAATGACGTAATGCTATCTACAACAATAACATCTACACCAGCCTCCATAAGTTGAACGCCAACATCTACCATTTCATTAATGGTTCGTGCTTGGGATACGATTAACTTTGCAGTATCAACACCAAGTTTTCCTGCCCAATCTTTATCATAAGACATTTCTGCATCAATCCAAGCACAGATCTTTCCTTCTTTTTGTGCTTCTGCAATAATTTGTAAGCATAGGGAAGACTTGGCACTTGATTTACTGCCCCATACAAGTACTTGTCTACCGTATGGTAGTCCGCCATTTAGTGCTCTATTAAGTCCAAAACTTGGAGTCTTTGCATACTCAGTCTTCGGCACCTCGTCTCCAACTAATATATTTTTCCTTAGTTTAGGGTTTAATTGTGCTAATACATCTTCAAGGCTAACCGACATTTATATCCTCCAATATTACTGTACCGTCTTTAGTTTTACCTAATTCAAATTTATACGCATGGCCTTCTTCAATCTTCATATATGCCTTAGCAAAGGCAGTAGGAAATACTGTTACTGGATGAAGTTCTCTAGATGTATCTGCTAGAGTCAGCGATGCCATTTTCTTTCCTGCTTTCGTTATTCTAGGTTTAAATGATACCACAAATAACTCATCGTCTTTGTATGGAAGCATTCTATAATTTAAAAATTTAATTAATGCAGCATCTGAGTTTTTTATTTCGTCCACAGGAATAGCGCTAACAATTCTATTATCAGAACAGAGTGCAATATAACTTCGTCCAGCCTCAATTGTAGTTTGCTCTTCATCAAATACACCTATGCTTCCTGTTTTATCTAATATCTCAACACGAGACCAACCCTTGCCACGCTTAATGCCTTTAACCATTCCCATAAGAATAAACGATCCCTTTTCTTCAAAATCTTCTACTGGATTAATAAAGGCGTGATAGTGTGATGGAACTGTTTGTGTAAATTCTGGTAGACCTAAATACTCATAAAGATTTTCACGAATCTCATTATCATTTCGTGGATTATCTGGGAAAGTAGCAGCACCAATAATTCTTAATGCTTCTAATGCTCTACTATTTACTCCATTTCCTTTCGTAAACGTGAAATCTCTAAGTGCCTCAAAAGACTTAAAAGGTCGTGCTGATATATAGCGTTCTGCAATCTTATCAGAGATAAACTTGATCCCCGAGAGTCCAAACCGAATACCCTTACCCTCAATCTTAAAATCGATATCCGAATCATTAATATGAGGCAACTTAATGCTAATCCCCATTCTTTTCGCTTCAATAAGATATTCAGTTCGTGCATCTTTGTCCCTTTCATTTTTCAATAATGAGTACATAAACTCAATTGGATAGTGATACTTTAGCCATGCCGTCCAATACGAGAGCGTAGAATAAGCAACCGCATGACTCTTGTTGAACGAATATCCCGCATGCGCTTCAAAGTCATGCCATAAATCACGAGCCTGATTAGGACTAACAAACCTAGAAGCACCTTTAACAAACTGTTCCTGAAACGCATCAAACTCTCTTGCATCTTTCTTCTTACCGATAATCTTACGAACTTTATCAGCCTCAGACCAAGACATCCCTCCTAATTGAACGCAGGCTTGCATAACCTGTTCCTGGTATAGGATACACCCATATGTTTCTTCTGTAAAAGGCTTCATGGTTTGATGCAGGTAATTAACAGCCTGTCTGCCATGTTTTCTCTCAATATAATCTTTACCGATGGTATTCATAGCACCTGGACGAACCAAGGCGTTTGAGGCAGATAATTCTGCAAGATTTTTTACGCCCATCTTAATAAGAAGGTTTGTATATGGAGTTGCTTCACACTGGAAGACTCCTTTTGTATACCCCTCAGAAAGCATCTGATAAACTTTTTGATCAGACATATCAATTTTAAGTAAATCAATATTTGTGCCTTCACGCTCTTTAATAATCTTTAATGTATCATTAATTACACTTAAGGTTTTAAGACCAAGTGCGTCGATTTTGATAAGACCAATCTTTTCAGCCTCTTCCATGTCAACCGCCACAACTGGTATACGATCATCGCTACCAGGAGAGTTGCGTGTTTCCATTGGTGCGTACCTAAAAATAGGATTTTTGCTAGTGACAACACCAGCAGCGTGAATGCCAGTACCTCTAATACGACCACGAAGTTGTTCCCCATATTGCTCCACCTCTGGATATTTTTCTCTAAACCAAGCAGTAGTTTTTGATGAACAATACTCATCCCATGTATCTACTAACTTCAATACTTTATTTACATCTGCTAATGGTATATTTAATGCACGAGCAACATCTCGCACTACACCCTTATCTTTAAACTCTAAAAATGTAGCAATAGAAGCAACATGCTTATACTGTCTAACAAGATAATCCTTTACTTCATCACGACGAGAATCTTGAATATCTGTATCAATATCTGGAAAGTCATTGCGCTCTGGATTAATAAAACGGAAGAACAATAGCCCATGCTCAATAGGATCTATATCTGTAATGCCAAGTGTGTAACAAAGCAATGATCCTGCAGATGATCCACGACCTGGACCAACCATTATTCCTTCCTTCTTTGCCCAAGATATCATACTCTGAACAACAAGGAAGTAAGGGCCAAACTTTTTATCCTTAATAACTTTTAACTCTTCTTCAAGTCTATCCACATATTCTTTATTGTCTGAAAATCCTTTAGCCTTTAATCCTTCATAAGCAAGGTCAGATAATTGCTTATCTGGATTCTTGTACTGAACAGGCAGTAGGTTTAGATTATCTTTAATGTCATAGTCTTCAATCTTGTTTGCAAGATCAATTGTGTTTTCATAAATGTCTGTTCTAAATATAGACTGCTTTTCCATAGCAGCCTGAATCTCTTCATATGATAAGAGATGAATGTCAAACTTATTAAATGACATCTGTCTATCTGCACCATAAAGATAATCGAGACGCTTCATTAAGTCCCCCTGCTTTTTGGACTTTTCATATGTGGCATCTTTCTGAATCTTATTTGCATAGGTATTGAGAATAAGTTTAAGTTCTTGGATTTCTCTTTGAGACTGATCGACATGGTGGCAGTCTGGAGTTACGATTGGCTTAATACCAAACTCGTCCGCTAATAATAAAATGTTTCTGTTAATTGATTCATCGTTATGTGGCATAACTTCTAAATAATAGTCGTCGCCAAACTCTTCTTTAAACCACTTAATGTATTTCTTTGCCATTCCAAGTTCTTCAAGTTCAATAGACTTGGCAATAATTCCACTTGGGCATGCAGAGGAAACTATAATTCCTTCTTTATATTTAGATAGTACTTCAAAATCAATGCGTGGTTTTTTATAATACCCCTCTGTCCATGCTATCTCATTTAACTTATTAAGATTTTCTAAGCCTACCTGATTCTTGGCAAGAAGGATAATATGATTATAAACCATATCGAGTGGAGTTGTTCGATCTGCTTTGTCTCGCTGATCAAACCTATCTTCACACATGTACCCTTCTATGCCAAGAATCGGCTTTATCCCATTAGATTTAGCAACACGATACATTTCTCTGTGGCCAGAAAGGGAGCCATGGTCAGTAATCGCTATTGCAGGCATACCCAACTTCGTAGCACGGTCAACATATTCAGACGGCAACCCAATACCATCGAATAGTGAAAAGTGAGTATGTAAATGTAATGGAACGTAATTCATCTACTACCAGTCGATATTCGTCGCTGATGTTGTAGATGGAGAATCAAATCCAAGATAGAACGCTTCTTGTTCCGCATAAGGAACACGACGAAGTGCCTTTTCCAATGGATATGGCTCAATGCCTTCCCACTTAAATGGCTCCTTATCTGGAGCAGAAGGAATCAAAGTGTATGATGTTTCAGTTCCCTGACCATTACGCTTTAACTTCCAAACCACATTTGAGATGCTTCCTGTTTCAAGAGCATACTCACGAATTGTGTTGAATGCAGATTGCTTGCTTACACCCATTGACCAGATAGCGACATACGGCTTTTCTTCCATGCCATCATCAACAAGTACATTACAGTAAAAACGAAGACGACCACGCCATCCGCTATTACCCTTTGGATCTTTACGATACATCTCTTCTGCCCAGTCACGGCCTTCTGATTCCATTGTATCTACAGCCTTACGCTTGTAGTCCTTTGGATTAGTGTGCTCTTTAACAACAAGTGCTAGACCACGGCCTTCTGTATAATGTGCAGAGTCTTCATCAAGTTCTTCAATGAAACGAATCTTTACAGATTGTCCATCTGCTAACTTTAACCAGCGTACCTTCGGTGCGCTTTCATCATTTTTCTTATCGAGCAGGGCATTAATATTTTTTAGTCCCTTGATAACGCTCATAGTTTTTCTCCTTTGTTCTTTTCTAGTTTAGCATAGACAGTATTGATTTGTCAAACTGTAAGTCCAGTTCTTTTATTGACTTATCATCCATATCGCCTATATCTTTATATTGTTTATCTATATTTATTACAGTAACTTGAGAGCCTAATCTTTCAACTATTTTATCTTTCATGTTACCGCCTGCCTCATCATTATCAGCAATAATCATTATATCGCTAAAGTACTTTTGAAGCAAACCTATTTGTTTTGATGACACATTAGCACCGAGGGTAGCAACTGCTGGTAGTCCAACCTGATCAAGTCTTATGGCATCAAATGATGACTCTACAACATAAACACGACTTGCAGTCTTAACACGATTCAAATTAAATAATAGTTTTGATTTAGGAAGTCCGTTGGTATTTTTAAATGTTTTACCCTCTACAGATCTTCCGACAAAGCCGACACACAATCCTTCATGGTTTTGTACAGGAATAGTTACCATGTCTTGATTCTCAGAATACCCAAGTTTAAACTTCTTTATAGAATCCTGAGTTATTTTTCTTCCACTGAAATATTGAATTGCTCTGTCGCTTTTTAATGCCTGCTCATATAGTTTATTTACTATGGCCATGTCTAATTCTGGCCATTCTTCTTTTTCAACTAACTTAGAAGAAATATCAGAAACAATATCTGTTTCTACTTCTTTACTTTTAATAAATCTGACAGCCTCAAAATATGTTCTGTTAGAACAATGCATGACTAACTCTATCAAGTCTGCAGTATGGCTACAAGAAAAACAAAAAAACAAACCGCTATACTTATTTATTTCACCAGCAGGTGTTCTGTGATTTGAATGGAATGGACAAAATACTACATACTCAGATTCTGCTTCTTTTTCTATATTTAAGCCAGATCCTGCGAGTACTCTTTTAATTTGGTTGGCTGTATATGAATTGCCTTCGTTCCGTCTACTCCTAGTGTCCATTCGCTTTTCTTTCTCCCTATATATATTCCGTATATGCTTAGTATAAAGTTATATGTATTATTTTTGTCATTATATTCTATTGTAAACTGTGGATCAATGTCAAATCTTGGAACATATCCAGATAGACGCATTTCAGATACCAGCAGTCTAATGTATTCCTGCTGTAACCTATATATGGCAGAGTCATCATTGATGACACCGTCTAAACCAAACCTTTTGATAGGCTTGTGCTGATATGTCTCCATACCGCATATTATACTGTCTTATCTTCATAATCCTTATATCTGTAATATCCCTTATCAAAATCAGCCTGTACTAGGAATTCCCCCATAAAACCATTACGGTTCTTTCTAAATACGCATTCAATAATATCACTATTTGTACCTCGCCCAAGCGCCAATACCCAGTCAGCATCATAGGCAATCTGTCTTGACCATGCAGTTTGACCAAGGGTTGGCACGGTTTCTAGTTTAGTCACATCATCGGGGGTAGCAGAAGAAATAGCAATAATGGGAACTTCTTCTGCAATAGCCATTAACTTTAATTCACGAGATAGATTCTTCATACGAATAGTTTCATTATCAGACTTACTGTTTGGACTCATTAGTTGTAAATAGTCAACAATAACAAAGTCTGGTTTATACTGATCAATCTTGCCACGAAGAACTAGTGGTGTGATGTCTCCACCTGTATCGTTTGAGATAATATGAAATTCTGGTCTTCCTTTAACACTCTTTGTGTGCCATGACTTTAGCATATCCATCTCTACTTGTCCCGCACTTAATTTACGATGAGACCAGATACCCTCACCCATGATTGCAAATACACGATTACGTACTTCAACCTCAGACATTTCAAGACTTATGATCATTGGGCTACGACCCTGTTTCCAGGCCTGTACAGCGAAATAGAGAGACAACCAAGACTTTCCTATGCCTGGATATGCCAAGAAGACTCCTAACTGTCCTGGCATGATTCCAGAAGGAAGGTAGTTATCAAATCCTGGAAGTCCAGTTTTAATTCCAAGTGCGCCAGCCTCTTGTTGCTTCTTAAGATTTTCAAAGTATGCAACAGCAGAATCAAGATCTGTTACATCAATGTCACGAATGGCTGCTGTATTTTTTCTAAGTTCTGCAGTCTTGCTAATCAAAGTTTCAAGAGCCTCTACCCCAAGGCCACCCTGAACATCGGTAGCAGCAGATCTTAAAATATCCTTAAGACTATTAACAAGATACTCTGCCTGTAATTCCTCAAGGTGATGTTTAGTTGATCCAACACCATCAGCAATTTCAAAATCTCTAAACTTTTCAACAACCAACTCTACAGGCGGAACTGTAGAATTGTGTTCATAATATTTTCTAATGAATTGCCAAACATCTAAATGTGTTTTTAAAATACCTTCAACATTTGCCTGAAGCATAACATGGGCTTGCTTATCTTTAAGAACTGCTGAGATTAACTTTGATTCTGAGTTATTCACTTAGCCATTCCTTTGCCCTCTGTCTACGCTCGTATCTATCTTTTAAATCTTTTTCTTGTTCCTGTATTCTTTCAAGTATATCATGTGCTATATATGCAAAATGATTCCATGTCGGATTTTCAGTAACCTCAAAATAATATTCTAACAACTCGTAGCACTGATCCAAGCCATATGACTCTATAAGTGCATCAGCAGACCACTGCTCAATCCACTTATTGTATTGTGGCTTCTGTTCTAGTTTAAACTTATAATGTTTATCAAACCTACTCAACAGAGCCAATCGCTTCTGTTTGTCGGTCATATTATTCGCTTTCTGCTAGTTCAACTTTCGCTTCTGCTATTTTTGCTGTTAGTTTATCTTCAACAAACTGATACACACGTTCAAACGCTTGATCTGTATTTTCTCCATCACGCTTTGAATCTACAACGCCTAGATCTAGTCTAAGCGACTGAAAATTTCCAAGGTTTAGCGTATAGCCAAGCGTTACTGATACTTTTGTTTCTTCCATTTCATACCCTTCTGTTATATTGATTCTGACCAAATTGGTATAAATCTACCGTCCTCAGTCTTCGTATATGTCAGTATACCATCTCCCATTCGGCGTGTCAACTCAGCCTTAGTAGGAGTAATATCATTTGTTATTAAATTATCTTTTCTTGGTCTACCAATGTGATAAGTAGCCAGTATATCACGAATCTCTTTTACTTGCGACTCAGAGTAATATGATCTTACTTGCCATCCCCTTGCCCCACCTTTTTGTGATCCTGTTGGAAATGGAATAATTCCACGCTTCATTAATGAAGGCATATACTTTTTATGTCTATTAACAAGATCAGCAGTTTCTCCAACAGTGTATGCTCTTTCTCTTTTATTTTTAAAATCACTTATTAAACAACTTTCTAATTGATCTTTATTAATATTATATATTGACATAATGCCATTAGATCTGTTATAATGCACAATTCTAACAAGGTCTTTATTTAAAAACCAAACCTTTTTATTGCCAGGAATTATAGGGGCGAGATTGTATTCTTCGCTCGTTCTATTTCCTTTTTTAGTAGCCATCTACCTTCCTCAGAATCAGATGGTGGGTGAAAAAATCTTCTTGACCCACACATTAAACAGTATATTTCTAAATGAGAAATAGAGTTATAAACTCTATCTATAATCATTTTCCTTAAACATTTTTTGCATTTGATCATTAATTTGGTACACCGATGATAAGTAAGTTAACACCGATTGAAACATCTCCTGCTGAATTAAAGATAACTGTACCGTCAACTCTTGATGTTTTAGGCTCTTGCAAAACAACAGTAACAGTTTTACCAGCCTCCGTTCCATTAATATTAACTGGTGTTGCTACAACCATTGGCGGGTATTTAAACTCAGGTTTAAATTGATAGAAAAAATCTTTTTGTCCCCCGACACTTTGAATACCTTTAAAAACATCAACATACCCTCCGATAATTCTGGTTTCTGATATCTTTAAGGATTGTTGTGGCTGTCTGGGAATATCAATCGTTACATATTTGTATAGTGCTGGAGACACCTGTTCTGATAATTCATTTATTGCTGTAACTATTGCATTAATATAAGAAACATCAATAGGTTGTCCTTGTTCTGGTACTGGTATTTTTGCCATAATTCCTCCTGTCTAATTATACCAGACTACCCTCATTTTGAAATAGTTCTGCATCATTAAATTTTTCTAATGGAATAGTAGGTACTTGAACTGCAACATGTACATAGGTTTTATCTGATCCATAAACTATAGAATAATTTGTTTGTGAGGTTTTAGCATAATATTGCCAACCACCATTATTCCATTTTACATATATGTGATATTCTGATATATTTGACTGAGGTTGCCAGGCTAGGTTGATAACCTTATTTGATGTGTCGATAATTAAACTATTTAATATTTCTTCTGGAGTGTCTTCTGCAATAATTTTATATACGGGAGACCAATGCGATGTTCTATTTTTATCTTCTGATATAAATCTATATCTTAAAATATATTTTCTGTTCTCTCCAAAAAATCCTGGTAGTTTTGACTTTGGAATAATAACCTTTTTTATTCCACGATCTGGGGTTGGCATTATTGTACATCCATGGCAAATCTAAATTCAATGTAGTTGCTAGTATTTGCTTGCTTTACAATAGTTTCAGCATTATTATTTTTTAATACTGTGTAACCAGACATTCCGTAAATTGGATTTATTGTTGAAACATTTTCAAATCTTATAGCATCTAGCCCTATATAAAAATTATTTGAAATAGAGTTATTTTTAATAACAGTTGTAAATATTTTTACAATATTAACATTATTCCATGTAAAGCCTATGCTTTTGTATAACTCTTGTAGTTTTTTAGTTATTACATAATATCTATTATTGGCAAAATCATAATCTTCTGCAGACATAATAACTTCAAACCTGGCCCATTCTCCTGTTCCAACAACATCATCTTCTGCAAACTCAACTAAAATTCTTACTTCGTCTGGCAAAATAGACGACGAAGGCTCTCTATTAATAATACTAAAGGCTAACTTTATTTCGTCTGTTGGTGAATTTTTATTAAAGTCTAAAGATGTACCTAGTAAATGAATATGGTCCGATGTAGGGCCTATTGATAAGTGATCGTCAACAACTGTTAAATCAGAAACATCACCTCTCATCATAACTATATTGTTGTAAAACCTAGCACGTTCATATCTTAAAAGACGATTTGTGTTGGTAAATAATCTATTGTCAGAATTTGTTTGAAATACTTTTGCAACAAACTGAGTATTTCCAATTGTTTGATTAAAATCATTAATAACATTATCATCATCAGAATCGTCTAGCGGAGTATATTTAACAACTAATTCTCCAGCACCACCATTTAATCTATGGTATTCCCAATTTTCGTTTACAGTAAAGGCAAACAAAGACCTACTATCGTATGCTCCAGCAGATGGGTTTGCTCCAGCAGAGTATACTCCTACCTCAGATATTTCATATCTTTCGTCTGTTGGCAATTCTGCAGTTAAAACAATCTTATTAATTCCATTTTCATTGACATATCCCCTTGAGGTGATAGGAACCCTAAACATTTCAAAATCTAATGATTGTTTGGATGAATAATCTCCAAATGCTTGGTTGGTTGATAGTGGCTTTGCCCCACAGCCTATAGCAATATAAGACGCATACGAGGGCGCCTGGCCAATAAGATACTTGGCTAAAATACCTTTTCCTGTTTGAGTTATCATTCTGTCACCTCATATATTGTATCATCTAATACTATACCATCGGAAATTATAGATATTTCAACCTGCTCATCTCTTGCTAAGTTTATAACATTAACTATTAGATTGCCAGTTTCTTCTTCTATATAAACGATAGACCCGTCTGGACCAGTACCATATTCTGGGATTCTTGTTGCAAAATTAATGGGAAATTTTTTAAAATAATTGCTGTCCGTATCTTGAAGTCCCAATATATTTTGAGGATTATACTGTAAGTATAGATTCGTTAAATTTTTAATTGGTTGATAAATTACATTTTGTCCATTGATGGTATCTGATCTTACAATATTTATTAGTTCTTGACCACCTATATTTTCAAAAATTAAATCTGTCATTATTTCTACTGGAACTGTTTCGTCATCAAATAAAATAATATCAGGCGCTGCTATTTTTATATCTGATTCATTTTCCGATGTAGTTACTTCGGGTAATTCTGGAGTACTTCCAATGGTGGCCATTTTATACCTCACTTAAGTAAAGAGCCATTTCTGGCCCTGTACTATCCTTATTATAGTCTATATGATAAACAACAAACTTGCTAGTTAGTGGTGATACCATATCCTGATTAATTTCATTCTTATATGAAATATTAACTATATCACCTAATTGAATAGTTGGATTGCTAAATATTTTTACACCAATATTTTTTCTAGGCTTTAATATTTTTTGTGTTAGCCAAGCCATGAGATCATTGGCGTCATCATTAGATTGTATATATACTGGATCTAAAGTAAACTCTTTTTTACCATATAGCATTCTGCTTGTTTTTATTTTATTATAATCGATTGCTGCTCTAGTAGGAGATATAATTAGATTATCTTTGCCAATCACTGGATCTGAAAAGTTAGTATTTTTAGCAAAATAAGAATCTATTGACAACTGATTACTTGACTCTTGAGTAAATGTAATTCCCTGTATTCTTAAATAATTTCCACTAGTTTCATCCAAATTAATTGCTGTATCTGTAGCATTAAATATTAAAAACTCTGCTCCATAAGAACCAGCCTTAAAGCCAGAAACTACATATCCCTTAATTCTATTAAAAGTGGGCGACAATTTTGCATACAATGCTGGATATGCTTTATCATATTTCACTTTTAGATATGCTGCCTCTCTCATAATAGTTCCAAACTCATCAAAGAAAATATTAAACGAAGGTGGTTGTGCTGGACTAATACCAGATAAATAAGTTGACTGTATCATTCCAGACATTGCATACTTTCTGAATGATTCGATTGCAGTTATATGCTCATCTCCAAATGCTGCAGAAACTGGTGTGGCAAGAGCAAAAGATGTATTCTGGCTGTAATTATTTGCAAGGGCATAAACATTCTCAAACATACACTTTGATCCACCTCTAACAAATAAGGCTATGTTGTTATGTATTGGCAAAGGAGAAGAATCATCAACAACCTTTATCAAGTTATTATTTAAATATAAATAAAATCTTCTGAATGATCCTATATCTTCATACTCAACCGCAAGATCATAAACAGTTGGATTTTCTTCGCCTATCATTCTTGCCTGTCCAGTAAACTTGCCATCATCTACAATTATATTGCTTAAGCCTCCCCATAATTTAATAGGTATTGCCTTTCCTGTTGAATCAGAATAAATTTTATAAAATAGTATATTATGAATATTATTTGCATCAGAAGAATAATCACTGACATCTTTTTCTGTTAAAGCAACAATTTCAAAATAGTAACCTACATTTGTTGATGGGTTTAGCATAACTGCTATTCCGCCAGAGCCTCCAGATATATTCAATTGTTGGTTTGGCTGTATGCCAGGTAAAACATAATATGGAATTGCATTAACAGGAGTTTGTTCTTTAGTTTCACTAATTTCTATCTTGCCGATAATTCTCATTCGTGTTCCAAAATGCTTATATCTGTTATCTAATGCCTTATACTGATAAGATATAAACTCTAACGGTGACTCTGTAGTGCTAAAAGATGGTCCATTCATTACAAGTGCAGAGGATTGCACTGACCCTGCCTGAGTAGATTTATTGGTATTATTTTCAGATTCATTTATATAAGAATATGACAAAAAGTTTTTTATAACTCCAGTTCTTGTATTTTCTATTGCCCGTGTATTGTTTACTCCTGCAGCAACTGTTGTCCCTAAAGACTTTTCAGCAATTGCATCATTATTTAAAATATCTTCATCGCCTAATCCAAAAAGATGTTTGCTGACCATATTCATTCCTCTGATATAGGCATTGTTAGACCAATAAGAGTTTAATCCAGCACTATGAGAAACAATTGGTGTACCAAACTGACCACGACCATGGCTAGACACATCACCATTTTTAAGAACAGTTATTCCGTTTATTTCTTCATATTTAGGCTCAGAATATATTCTAACTAATCCAGTTGGATAAATTTTTCCATTAAATGTTAATTTAGACATATAGTCTTGATATTCTTGGTTACTGCTTATCCATACATTTCCAATCGCTCCAACATTTTGTGTAGTAAACGATAATGATCCATTAGAGGATGTTGTTTGTATTATTTTTTCTGCTCCAGGAATATTGTACTGAACTGCATCAAACTTTATTATTTCTCCGTTAGCATAGAAATATCCGTTGTGTCTTCCTAACCAGTATACTGCTTCGCCAAGATCAATAACATTATTTATTAAGGTATTATTAACTACCCTTGGAACTTCTGACGTTAAATTAGAATTAAGTGGTATTGCAGATAAACTATAAGAAGATTGACTAGATACTTCATTATTAATTGACCTAATGTTTTGCTCTCCAGTAATTTCCCATAGCAAAACTGGCTTATATATCCAATTTTTTGCTGCAACCTCATTATCAATCATTGATGCCTGTTTAATACTTCCATAGGATCTTTGTATGTATCTGGTGCTGTAATTAATTACACCGTCGTTATATACATTTTTGTCTTCTGAAACCAACTCTATAATATTAGAAAGTTTTTCATTTTTATTTTTATTTTCAACAACTCCGCTATCTATAAAATCATCTGATCCATACAGCGTAATATCTACACTTCTTTCATTATTAGAAGGAAGCATGTAGTTTTTACTCATCATTATAAAGTTATTATACTCATCAAAAAACATTGCTGTTTGACTTGAAATTGCCAAGTCTGATAATATCTCAACTATCGTTTTATCAGGAGGGATGTAAAAGAAAGGTATTATAAGTTCTTTTTCTCCAGCGACTCTTTTAAAAGAATAGTTAGAAAATCCCACAGAATCTAATAATAGTGATACGGCATAACTTAATGAAACATTTGCCACTAACATTTCTGGAGCAGCAATAGATTCTAAATAAAAATATAAGTCTCTTAATGTAAGAGAAATTTTTTTACTTTCATGCGAATATTTTGGAAACCCTTCAGAATACATAGTCTTTATTGGAACAAAATAATCAAATCCATTAACGTTTATAATTACATCATAAAATTTTATTTGAATGTTGTTTGATAAAAAGTTTTTAATAATGCTTAATGTATTATTTTCATTAAAGGAATCATCATGGTCAAATATGTCTAATGTTCCAGTAGACGCTAAGAGTTGGCTTACTGGAAGCCCGTTGGCACCTAAGTCAGACGCAGTTTTTGATATATTAAAAGAGGTTACAGAATTTGTTATGTCAGCACTTAATCTAGGAGATAATTCTATTAAATCAAATGTAGAGTTTTGTTTATTCATTGTATCAACAACAATTCTAATTCCAGAAACATAGTCAAACTCACGATAAATATTATTTCCATCTAAGGTTGATACAAATGATTTGGGATTAGTAAAGTCTGTAACTAAATTAGTTAATCTATTTACTGTTTCTTCTCCAAGATACCATCCGTAAGTTGGTGTAAAAATTTCCCAATCATCATTAAACCAAATATGATATTCTCCAATATCTTCTTCATCTTGCTTGATTAAATATGCGTAACCGTTAATAGATTTTTCTGGCAAAAAGGATTCATCTGTATATTCTTCTGCACGAACAAATACGTCCTTATATTTGTCTGGAACCTTAAGCCCATACCCTAACTCTACATATCCATCGCTTTTTATTATAGATGACCCATCTGCCCTTCTGCTTCCACTATTAAACGACACCACATCAATCCAATTATTATTTTTTAATACCTGAACTTTCCATTTAACTGGGGTTGTTTGATTTTCTTCTCCATAAAGAGGATCTTTAAAAGATCCGCTTGAGTTAGAAAATGGTCCAAGGTCTATAGAGCCAACGTTTGTCTGCATTTTAATCACAATTCTGTTGGCAGGCACTGGATTAGAATAAACTACAAATGGAGATGCATCTTCTATATAGTATTGACCATTTAAAATTTTATTTGCTATTCCTCTAACATCTCCAGCATCATTCCTAAATGATGTCCAATATTTAAAATTATCGTTTTTATCTGCCATATAGTATCTAGGCCTATTTGACATATTTATATTTGAATGATGTAATTTTTTCCCTGCAAAATATGCAGCCTTATTTATTCCAGATCTTGGTCTAAACTTTTTAAAACAATCTTCAAGAGAGTATAACATTTTATTTTTTTTGTTTTGTGCTAATAAAAACCAAGGCTGTTCGTTGTCTTCTGGATCAATGCCTCCATTAACTGATATATCTGAATCTGTAGCACCAGTATAAAAATTTCCAGAATCATTTATATCAAAGGTATTTGGAACTATTTTATATTTATCAGTACTACTTGATGTAGGTCTATATCGATAATTGCCAATTTTTAATATATTGTCAGGAACATTCATATTCCATTCTGCAATCACAAAAGATTGATTCTTTATGGTTGGCGCAGTTTCTAAGTATTGCTTTAAATCTTCATTTTGAAACATTATACTTCTTCCAATGTTAACTGAATGTTCCAGAAATCAAAATTACTACCGCCACGTTTTTCTACTGAATAATCAAATGAATCAAAATACATTTGTATTATTTGATTATATTGTGGCAGATGTCCGTAGGCCGAAGAATCTTTTCCAAAGTTTGAATATTTATCGTATGCTAAATAAACCCAGAATGGCCCCTGATGATTTTCATACCAGTCTAATATTTCAACTCCACCCGCTCCCCCATCTGTTGTATATTCTAAACTATTAGATCCTGTATGTGGAGACTTTCCAGTTGTTGAATTAAAATCGGGTACTGTAAAATATGATCTAGAAGGTAGCAATCCCCAAGAAACAGACAGTTGAAGTTTATCTGCAATATGATAAGATCTCATACGACCATTTATCATTCTTTCCTTTTTTTCAATTCTGGTTGACTTAAAATTTAAAGAAGATCTATTATCATCTGATAGTATTAAAAATTGATTATATAAAGATTCATCTGTCTCAGATCCTGGGTCTTGGCCAACCTCTAGGCCATTAGGTATATAAAACCCTCCAGTTGAAAGAGTGCCAGAGTTCTCTGACCACAGCATTGCTTGCGGTCTTTGGTATTTTTTTCTACCAGTCATGTATGATGTTGTTGACATTATATTCTGTTACCTCTTAATTTTTTGGAATCTACTTGTTTAATTTGAGTCATCACGGCTCTTGCAATTTCGTCAGGGTTTGCATCAGATTTTACATTAACCGCTATAGAATAATTATACACTGAATCACCAACAGAATCTCCGTTATTTATGGCTTTCATCTTTTCTAATCCATAATTTTCAACAGCATATCTACTCATAATAAATTCCCCAGGCGACAACATTGCTGGTATTTTATCTGATCCCCTTGCCATTCCACCAACTGCAAAATATTTTGGCTTTACAAGACCTCCTCGGCTTAAAAATCTTTGTTGAAGTGGTCCTCCACCACCAACTTGTCCTCCAAGATAGTTGTTTATGAAATTTTCTGCTTCTGCTCTTGATCCACTCTTTTGTAGTTTTTTATATATTTCTGCTGCCATGGCATCGTTGGCTTCATCCATTTCATCTATTACTGTTTCCATTTCGGTTAAAATTGCATCAACTTCTGCCAATGCATCTGCAGCCTCTTTTGCTGCTGCCTCTGCTTCTGCTAATGCATCTGCTGATTCTTTTTCTGCTTTTGCTGCATCTTCTGCTGCTTCTGTAGCCTCTTTTAGCGCTTGTTCTGGTGAGCCACCACTACCACCATTTCCACCCGTTCCACCAGTTCCACCAGTGCCCTGAGACCTTAAATAATCAAAATATGCTTTTGCAGCAGCCAAGGCTCTTTCCCATGCTCCTGCTGCTATATCTCCTGGCTGAATTTCGCTTTCAAATAAAAGACTTAAAAGTGCTTGCTCTTCTTTTGTAAATGTATAATAGTTTCCAGCCTCATCTTTTGGAAGTTTCCAAGTTTCTGCAAGTGATTCAATAAGTTTTTTGCCTTCATCAATATAAGTTGGATCTTTAAGATCTTCAGATACTTTGGTTAAATATTCTTGCAAATACTGTAATGCTCCAGCCTTACCACCTGGCAGTTTACCATCTACCCAAGCCTGTGCATAAGTTTCAATATCAGATGGGCTAATTGTTCCTGCTTTAATTTTGTCTTTAATGTCTGTTAAGTAGTCAGACATTTTCTTTTTAGCATCAAATGTCCATGCATCAGCATACTGAGAGATAGATGCTGAATCAATTTTTTCCTTAACTAAATTAGATATCCAGTCAGCATACTTCTTAGCCTCTCCTTGAATTTTTTCCCATGCAAGTTTAATCATTGAGAATGGCTCTGGCAAACCATCTTTATCTGTCACTGGCAATTGAGATGGTGGCTGTCCAACCTTTTCTCTTAATGCTGCTAACTCAGCAAATGATTTCAAAGCAGATTCTGGAACTAATGTTGAAATAAGTTTTTTAAGATTTTCGGCATCTGTAGTTCCTTCTTTAAACGCTTTGATAAATGTATCTAATATAGCCTTATCGTTAATATCAATTCCTGCTTCCTTGGCCATTTGTAATATCGACAAAGCATCGTCTAATTCTGTAGAAGATAAACCGAAGAAAGATATAGATTCTTTTTGTTTTTGTATAAGCATATCAAGTTGTTCTAGTTTTCTATTATTTGCATCTATTTCTTCGTCAACTATTTCTTTTGATCTTTCTAGGGTATCTAGACGATCTCTTTGAATTCTGCTTATCTCTAACTGTATTTTAGCGTTTTCTTTTTCAATTTTCTTACGCCCTAATGAATCAATTAATGACTCTCTTTGATTTTCTAAATTTTCTCTTGCAGCATCTTGTGCGTTCTGTCTTTCTTGTTCTCTTACTTGCTGTATTGCTGATGCTGCTGCAGCAATATCTCCTCGACTTAAAGCCTCTGCAACATTAAGTTTAGCCTTTTCTAATTCAGCAGTTTTTGCATTTATAGAATAAATTCTTTCTAGACTCTCAATTCTTTCGTCATAGGTTTCATTAATCTGATCTTCTTTATAGGATATTTCTTCAAGTTCATATTGATTAAGAGTTAAAATATCTTCTTTAGGTCTAATCTCAGTCTTAGTTATTTTATCAATTTGATTTTGTAACTGACGACCTACTTCTTCTTGTAACATTATCTTTTCTTCAAGATTTCTTTTTTCTTTTCTATGCTGCATTTCAATAAGTTTTTCTTGAAGATTAATAAACTTTTTAGCCATCTCTATTCTTGTAACTTCGTAATCTCCTGCTTCCGAGCCAGCAAGTAATAGTTTTGACAATGCCTTTTGCTCTTCAGCATATTTTCTTATTTGCACAGTTGCATTTGCCCATGCCTCTCCACCTTCTGCTGCCAAATATACTATTGCTCTTGCAGTTTCTGGGCTATTAGAAAGTTCTGCAGCCTGCGCTGCTGCTATTCCAGCCTGTCTTAATTTCATATATGCTGCAGACTGTTGACCAATTTGTTCCATCTTAACCTTAAAGTCCCCGACAACCTTGAACTTATCTGCAAGTTTTTGAGATGTTTCGGTAATTTGTTTTAATAAATTCAATTCTTCTTTAGTCATTTTTTTACTGGCTACTGCTGCTGCTAAGGCTTCATCAGAAACTAATCTCATTGCATCTGCTGCCTTAAAGCCAGCATTTTCCAAAACATCAAAAGCCTTTACTTGAACTTCTGTTTGACGTACAGCCTCTTCAAGATCATCAATATATTTACCTATTACAGCAGTATTAAATGCTTCATTTATAGTTAAAAATGCTTTAGATAATTCTGTAATTCTACCTTCTTTACCTAAATCAAATAATTTCTTTGTCCACATCTCAAATTGTTCTGGATCCATACTTTCTAAAATTGTCATAAATTCAGTAGACAATACTGTTCCAGTTTTTGCAGCCTCACGACGTATGGCACTAAGAGCGCCTTTTTGTTTATCTAATGAAGGATTAAGTTTGTTTGTTGTTCCTAACCAAACATTTAATTCTTTTATTAGATCCGTATAACTTCCAGTAGAATCTATAGAAGATTCTTTGACTAACTTTAATTTTTGTAGTAAGTCATTTAGCCAATCCATATTTAATTTTGGTCCAGTATCTTTAGGATCTTCTGATTTATAAGCATTTGGATTTAGTGCCCCGTCTGGTCCAAACAAAACATCATACTGTGCGTTTTTTGCATTTTCAGCAATTTTTTGAATTTTTGCTTTGTTTTTAGGATCTCGTGCCCATTGTTCATACTCATAAGAAATAAAATCTGAAGGCATGCTGCTTAGATATTTTGATCCGCCCTTTTCTTGTATAAAAGCATTTCTTACTGCTTTAGCAATTTCATTTTGAGATTGAGTTGATTCAATTACAGATGTTGTCATTACTGCTTGTAGCCTAACCTCAGAATCAAGACCGCCTATCTTTTCCCAATTTGCAATAACCTGTTCTAATGTTTGATTTGCAACTCCGAAAGTTTCCTGATATTGTTTAGCAAGACCTTGAAGCATTGTCTTTTGGTCTTTAGCATTTTTAGAACTAAATTCTTTTTCATTAATTTGAGCCTTCATAAAACCTAATTCTTTTGATGTACGTTTAAGTGCTTTTCTAGAGCCTTCTAGGTTTTGTTCGTTTACAATTCCATTTTTACCAAACAGTATATCGTTTGCATTACCTGTTCCTCTTTTAACTACCTGATCTAAATCTACACCTAAGTCTTGTCCGTATTCTTGATCTAATCCAGCCTTAGCCTTTTTAAATTCTGTTAATGCATCTATAATGTTTTTGCCTTCTTCAGTACCCTTAGTTTTATCAACTATGTTAAGAACTATTTCTTTACTTTTTACATTATCTAGACCATCAAGAATGTTCATCACTCCTGCAGGATCTTCTACACTAGCAATCAAATCAATATAATATTGTGGGTTTTCTTTTGTTTCTTTTGCAACACTTAATAATGTCATTACATCTGCATCTGTTACTAAGCCAGCATTGAGCATAATATCTATTTGTGTTTGTAATCTACCTGGATCAAATTTTTGATTTTCTAATTTAATCAATTCATTTCGTTTGGCTATTACTTGTTCGTTTCGTTTTTGTGCCTCAATATCTGAAATTCCTGGCTCCAGGGCTGCTTTTCTGGCTGCTTCTAATTCTTCTTTTGCCTTTCTAATTTGTTCTTTTGGCGCAGTAACTTTTGCATCCCTAAACTCTGGAGTTTGTAGGTATAGTTGAAGGTTATCTGCTTCTGTTCTTTGATATCCTTCTAACTTTTTTCTTCTATCTTTTGATGATAGTTCTATAGATTTATCAAATAATTCACGAGCCTTATCATCTTTTATTGAATCTCGATACTGCATTGCTTGATCAATTGCTGCTTTTCTTTGTCCCACTAATTGATTTACATCTTTGTCTGATTGAGTTTTAAGATCAAGAATCTCTTTTTCAATTTGCTTTCGTTTCTCAGCCTCTTTAGTCATTGCTAATTCTTTTTCTAATTGAGATATTTTTAGATCTGTTATTTCACGAATAGCATCTATTCCCATAGTTACATCTCTAACAGTTCCTGTTGCAGATCCAGTCAATGCTCCAGCGACCTTTCCTACTTCTTTTCTTTCCTGTCCCTTTTGATAATATCTAAGACCAATCTCGGCAAGTGCTGTAGCAATCAATGCTGGTATACCTACAGCAGCACCTATACCAGTTCCAGTTGCTGCTAATGATGCAGCACGAGCACCCATAAGTGCTTTTGATCCTACGCTAACAGCCTGTGTTCCTCCTCTTGCAAGTCCTTTTGCCTTAATTGAACTAACTATTGGTAGGGCGCCTCTGGCTGCCAAGGCAGAGTGATAAGCGCCTTTTGCTCTTCCAATGTTGCCTGCTCCCTTACCACCTTGTACATATCTTTTAAGTCCATATAAACCGCCTGCTGTTGCTGCGCCTACCCCAACAACTCCAGCCTGCTTCCATTCTTGACCATTCATATTTAAGAAACCAGCATATTGTTTTTTGGCTTCTGCATTTAAAGAGTTAAAGAATTGATCGTTAATTGTTTTATTGTTTGCAATTAATTCCATTTGAACCTTGAGAGGATCTTTAATTAAATCTTCGCCATTTGGCCCCATGATTCCTCTAAGATTTGCCAATACTTCTAACTCCATGCCCTCGTCTCCAAGAGATCTTGCTATGGCGACCCCTATAGACTGAGCCTGTTCATATGACAAAACATTTTGTGTTACTGCCTGTGCAAGTCTTGAGGAAAGAATTTGTTTTGCAGAACCTCTGCTGACTCCTTCTGTTGACTTTAAAAACTCTTTTCTAAAGTTCTGGCCAGCCTCGCCCTTAATAAAATCTTGTCCAAAAGATAAGTCGTAAGGCTCTAGGCCAGTCATTCTATTACGACGTTTTTCTAATTGAACCTGTGTGGCAGACATTCTTCCAGTAACTGCACCAAAACTTTCTAGAACCGCAACTGTATTATGTAATGAGTCTCCAAATTTTGCAGCCTCTAATATTGCATTCCTAATAGATTTTTCATATGCATATACTGCTCCCGCTAATGCTAAAAGACCTCCAGCAACTCTTCTTCCTGGTGTATTTAGCATTGGTATTAAAACTGATGCTGCGATACCGCCATACATTATTGCATCAGCATTTCTTCCAATAAATCCTTCTGGATTTTTTGCTTGTTGCTGCATGGCAATCATTGGTAGTGCCATACCAAGAGCCATGGAAGGCATCATAGATTTTTGGGTCCAATTCATCTTTTTTTCTTGCTTTGCTAATTTTTCTTGTTGCTTTGTTGTTATCTGTTGTTTCTCAGTACCGTCGGCAGTGGCAGCAGTATTATTCTTTAACTCTTTTGTGTTGTCCTCCATAAAATTTTGATATTTTCTGTCTGCAGCAGCAAGCGCAGCCTTTCCTGCTTTCTTGGCCCCTGTAGCAGTTGCTCTTCCAACAGCACCACCAACATTTTTTACTGCTGCACCGACCTGTTCTGCTAAAAATCCACCACGTGCAGCAGCAGCAATGTTTTTTGGACTAGCCCATTTAAGCGAATCTCTAACGCCACCTTTCTTACCTGGCTTTGTATTTTCATCTGCATCATCCCAACCTTCTATTGCACCTGGAACTTTTCCTGCTATCATTGCAGATATAAGTCCACGATTTTTTTCTGCTTGATCTGCAGGAATTACAGCCTCTCCTGGAGAAAGCATGGCAGGGACTATATCACCAGCACCCTTTGGGCCAGGTACAGAGAACACTCCATCTTCATAATGAGCAAAAGTCTTTAGATTATTTGGATTATCGTAAAAACCTCTTTTAATTCTATCTTGTAAAATCCATCCTAGAATTTTTTGTTTTGGACTAAGTTCAGATACTTGTGCCTCTTTAATAAGACTTGCCAAAACAGTTTCAGCACTTTGTTTTGTAATTGGAGCATGAAATGTATTTTTTAATGACTCATTAACAATATTAGAGTCCATTATTAGGTTGTCTTCAGCCCATTCGTTTTTACCTTCCTTGGCTAATTGAGATCTTGGAACTATGTGGGATGAGGCGTAACCTTTTTGCCCAGACCTTAAATTCGCAACAATATTGTCAAATCCTGAATCATCCTTTGGCTTTATTTTTAAAATTCCATACAGTGATGCTTCGTCTAAGTCAGTAATATCTCCACGTCTTATTGCATCTCTTAAAGAAACCAACTCATTAGCAAACTCATCTCTTACTTCTTGTGGCATTGCCTTTGCTATCTTATGCTTTTTTCTTGTAATATGAGATGGGAGTGGTATAGTTCTACTAGAATTGCCAACTGGCATTCTTGAGCCTATATCTTTTGCTAAATCATCTATAACCTTTCCAGCAAAACCTTTTCTTTTAATGGCATAATATAACTTTCCTTCTGGACTATCGCTATGAAGAATTCCACTTTCTCCCCGCTTTATTTTTCCAAGCCTTTTACTTCTTTTTTCATTAGCGCTATAGTATTTTTCATTTTCTAGTAAAATATTATCTAATTTATCTTTTTCGGCCTTACGAATTAAAAATGAAACATCTTGTCCATCATCTGCTCCAGACCCTACGGTTATTTTTAATAGATCGTCTCTACCTGCAACAGCAGACGCTGAATAAACCCCACCACTTCTTTTCGCAACACCTGATGCTGCTCCAAAAACTAATTCATCTGCAAATCCTGTTTTCATAAAAGGATTTCTAGCAAAAGGATTAAGTCCTCGGAAATGACCTGGAATTTTATCTTTAATCATTGCGCTAATGAAGCCAGAATATTTTTGTGCCTGATCTGCAGGAATTACTGCTTCGCCTGGAGAAAGCATTGCTGGCACAACATCTCCAGCGCCTTTTGGTCCTGGAACGCTACCAGTTCCATCAGAAAATCTTTGAGGCGGGGTGCCTCCAAATCTACCTCTTGCTCCAGGTGGTAAAAACATTCCTGGATTAGATGCACTAAAGTTTCTCATTGCAACAGATGCTCTTTGATATTCTAATGCCAAAGATGCCAAGGCTGATTGTTCTAATCTGTATGCTGCAGATAACTGTTCATGCTTTGCATATAAAGAATTGGTTACTGCTATATTTTCTAACTCTTCTTGTGTTAAGAATTGTGTTTTAAATGCTGCATCAGATGATCCGTATGCTAGTTGCTGATATCCTTTTCTTAATAAGTTAACGCCCTTCAAACCGTTGGCAAAAGCATTGGCAATCAAACCAAATGTCATTAAGAATATAGGACCTAATGCTCCAACTACACCGACAATAATAGCAAATGCCTTCTTAAAACCTTCTGGTAAGTTATTAAATTTTTCAGCAAACTTTCCTATAAACTTAATTGCTGGAGTTAGTGTTTCTGCAAATAATTGACCAATAGGGGCTATTGCTACTTTAAGTTGCTCAATTGCTGCTGCTAATTGATTCATAGCAGAATTTTCTTGAGTCTTCATTTCTCGCTGACTCAATAAAGCAAGTTCCTCAACAGATCTATTTGTTAAATCTAAAACTCTTGCAGCCTGTGTTCCTTGTGTTGTTACGTTATTTAACAATGCAGAAATACGAGCAAATTGATATTTACCAAATATTTTTTCTATCAATCTAGTTCTATCTCCAGCACTTAAACTGTCTAAAGACATAGCGAGTTGCTGAACCATGCCACGAACGTTGCCCATATTGTCTTTAACTAGTGCTTCAAGACCTATACCAAAATCTGCAGCCATTTCTTTAGCCGCTTTTGTTGGATTAATGAGTGATGCAAGTCCTGACTTAAGTGCGTTTGCTCCTTGTGCTGCGCTAATTCCACCTTCTTGCATTGCAGCCAAGAAATAAGCAAGATCTTTTACGTCTCCACCTAATTGTTGAATAACTGGAGCAACTCGTGGAATTGCCTCTGTTAAATCTTCAAGAGCAACAACAGTTTGGTTTTCAACTGCGTTTAAAAAGTCAATTGTTTGATTTAATTCTGTTCCCTGAATTTTAAATGCATTTTGTAAAGCAATTGTTGTCTCTAAGGCCTTTTCTTGTGTCACTCCGCCAAGTACTGCAAGTTTATTTGTCTGATCTACAATTCTTTGTAGATTTTCTCCTGTATTACCTGCAGCAGCAGCATCTGCAGCAGTCTTAATTGTATCTGCTACCTTTAGTCCATATTTAGTATATTCTTTAGCAAGTTTATTTATATTTTCTAAAGCCTTTTCAGTTTCATCACTATTAGTAAATAAATCACCATATACCTTTTTAAATCTTAATGTTTGTGTTTCTATTTCTTTAAAAGTTCTTATTGCTTGAGCACCAAATAACATCAATGGAACGGTAAAACCAACCATTAACTGACGACCAGCCCACTGGGTATTCTTACCAAAGTTTAGTAGTTTTGTTGAGCCGTCATCAATTAATTTATTAAGCATTTGTTGACGCTGAATTGCAAGCATCATTCTTGTGCCTACATCACTATAGTTTAATGTTTTTGGGGTAAAACGCATTGCCTGCATTGCCCCAGTAGCGTCACGACCTAGTTGTACATATTGTTGCTGTAATGTCTTTACACGCTTTTCAGCAAGTTTTCCTAAAGTATCATATTCATTACGAAAAAATCTGCCGAATGATCGGGTAGACGCCATTCCATATCTGTAGTATTCTTTTAGAGAGAGTTTGGATTTTTCTAAACGATTAGCAAATTGATCTGTTGCTGTTGTCATTCTGGTCATTGCAGCAGACCACTGACCAGTAGCGTTTACGTTATGTAGTAAAGATTGTGCGAATTTAGATTGAGCAACTGATGCTGCTTTTGTTCCAGTTATTAGAGATCGGTTAAGGGCAGTTAATTCTTTCTCGAGGGCACGAAGTTGTGCCATGGCCTGAGTAGTATCAATATTTACAAAAATATTGCTATTTACTGCATCTCCTGCCATTAACCGTCTCCTATATTAATTTATTATTCTTGCAAAGTAGCAAGCAATGCTGAGTCTGAAAGATTAATTCCAGATGCAGCCTCCACAATTTGATAGACTGTTGGTAAATCAATAACATCTTCTAGTTTTGTTACATCGGCTAGATCAGGCTTATATTGTTCCATAGCGATTGCTACACACTCTATAAGTAGAGTCATTGACTTATCATTATCATTTTGGACACCAGCAAGACCTTCAAACTTCTTCATAAACTGACGAAGAAGAGATATTTTAAGTGGTCTAACTTTGATTTTAGTACCGTCAATTAGAACTAGTTCTTTTTGTTCGTGCACGGTTGTACTCATTTATCCTCCTTAAGATAAGTAGAATAATTATACCATAGCGACTTTATTTTTTTGTAAGGTCTTCATAATCTAAGCCCATACCAATGCCAAAACCAGCCTTTTGTGCATTTGCTCCCTGCAGTGCCAAAACGTCCTTGGCGTTTGTGGCCTTTCCTTTACTAAACACTCTTGCCTTCATGTCTTCCCAGGCATTACTTTTTTTAGAATTTTTATCTAAATCTACTCCCTGAATTGCTGCAAAAAACTTTTTTTCATCATACTCTAACTCTCTTTTAGTAGACAATATTGCTAGTAATTCTGGCATAGATATGTTTGTTTCTAACTCTTCATAGTCTTTCCAGATACCCAACAAAAATGCCTCAGATTCTAGTTTTACTAAATCTAACTCATCCCAAGTTTGACCACTACCGTTTGCCTGATCTTTAATACTTTCTTCTGATTTTTTATCTATTTTAATATTACCTGCAGCATTAACAATTTTATAAACATTTGGTAAATCTAAACTATCTTCTACAACATTTATATTTTTAGATAATTTTGGATAAAATTGTTTTAAAGAAATTCGTGCACACTCAACCAAAATATCAATGGCTTCTTCATCGCTTTTAGCATTTTTCATATTTTGAAAAACATCCATAAACTCACGAAGATATTTTATTTTTAAAGGAGTTATTTCTAACTCAGTATCATCAATCAATTTTATTTTTTGACTTTGATAAATTTTTGTTGCCATATAATTATTATACCAAACAGAAAAGCCCAGCCTTTTCAAATATGACTGGGCCTTCTGATATTATTAAGTTGTATTATAGAGAACGATCTACGATCTTACCGTATGATGCGTTGTCATTTGGTAGCAAACGGAATGAAACTTCAAACATTGTAGCCTCATCACGCTTGGCACCTACAGTTACGCTCTCGATTGAAAGTGCACGGTATGCAACATAAATTCTTTCAATAGAATCTGAGTCAGCGCAGTCACCAGTTCCTGGACCTACTGCAACCAAACCACGTTCTACTGGACATTCGCCAATATTACCTGCTGAAAGATTTAGTGTTGGATGAGCACCTGTTGTGTCTAGATCATCTCCAGAACCTGCAAGTGCGAATAGAAGATTTTCCAATGTTGCCTCAGCAAATGTTGTATTGAGATTAACTTGCATGCCTTGCTTGAACAACTTAGCAACGTCAAGAACCTGATCAACCTGTACTTCGCCAAAGTCTGGCTGGAACTGTAGTTCCAAACCATTCATTGTATAACCTACGTTACGAAAAACTGGAAGTCCGCCCTCGAGTTCGTCAGTAAGAGTGTCTCTGTAAGATACGCCTGCTGAGTAACCTGGAAGAACACCAGTCTCTGGTAGTGGACCTGCCTCATACGTAAAAAGTGCTGCTGCACCTACGATGATTTGTGTACTATCACCACGTGTATATGCCATTTATTTCACCTCTTTATTTTTCTAGAAATTAAAAGGCGTGTTTCCTCATTGATAAGTATACAGCCTTTTTATGAATTTACTGAGTCTATTACGTCTTGCCTTTGATGGTAGTCGTAGTCAATAATGATCTTGTTACCCGCATAGGTTCGGGCTGTTCCAAAGTCTACTATATCCCGTGCCTCTTCTAACTGGTATATCTTAAAATCATGGAAATAGAACTTACAACTCATGCCGTCAAAAGTTTTATCCTTAGTCCAAGAATTTAGTTCTTGGGCACTCTCATCTCCACGGTCCAATAGCCTCATTACTGCTTCCTGTATCTTAATCATCTGTATTGTAGGTTCTGATCCACTGGCATAAAAATAATACAAAACCTGCTCACACTTAATATGCGGGAATGGTCCTCTACGCATCTTAAACATTCTATCCCATACAGCCATAGTTCCACCTTCTGGAAACTGTTTCTGCAGAGTTTCTAATGTAGAAGGCCCAGTAGGGAAAAATGGAACATCGTCCAAACCAGATAACTCAGAAATCTTTTCTTTAAGATATTGATTAATCCATAGAACTGGTGTATTTAATACTGATGTAGATTCTGTCATCTTCCAACTCCTGCACTTGCTATCCAACGATAGCCCGTCTCATATCCTTTTGATCTGCCCATCTTTTTACCAGCAGATAGATTTTTTTTATATATTGTTGGTCTTTCTAGGTATTGAGCAATACCACTAATTCGTAAAAATGCTTGGCTAAAAAATCTATTAAAGAATGAATCAAAAACTTTTTCAAATCCTCTTTGAGCAGCAGTTCCTCCAGGATTTAAAACTTCAACTGGGTTTTTTGTAAAAATTTCTTCTCCATTTATATCAAATGCGAGAACTTCTGCTTTAACAGGACGAATAGTAACAGCAATGCCATTTTCAATTATTCTTGCTTTATCATAAAAAGGAACACGTGACCCGTCTTTAATTGATGTAGATTGTTTAAATGATGATGTAAAAGATATTCCTGTTGGATTTGTTATATACTTAATATCAAACAATCTTGCAGCAGGACTTCCTGTTTGATGCCACTCATAAACATGATGTAGCATTGCTGGATTTGCTCTTGCATTAGAATCAATATATTCTTTTAATAAATTTATCGTCTGTAGCCCAAGGACGTCTAAAAATCTTTTTTTACCTGCATGAATCCCGTCAACAAAACCTATTGAATAGTCAACAATATTTCTCATATCTTTACGAAAAGCGGTACTATTAAATGCAATCTTCATACATCTACCGCCTGATTTTCAGATCTACGAAGAATAAGTTTATAATATTCAACATCTCCAAATGGTCCAGCAAACGGATCCTGTGTGGCTATTTCAAATATTGTAGATTTCCCTGCACGAGGACCAGATGTCTCTATATATATTTCATTACAATTTTTATCTTTTATATTTGTAATAATTACATTTGTTATGGAGTTGCGGGCTTCAAGACTTGATATACGAATATCTGTTTTACATCTACCAAGCAATAATTTATCCTGTGTAATATTTATATTTGGCATTACTTCTTCTTTGAATGCCGTTCCTGCTGCTGCAAAAGAGCATGCAATAGTTCTATCTAAAATCCAAGTCTTTTTAACTTCTCCATAAATGCCTTGCTCGACTATTGGATGATATACATCTGCTTGCATAGGAAATGCGAAGTCTGGGGTTTCGCATACTACCATTATAGTGCTCCAATGAACTCAATCGGTTTGCGATATTTATCAAGTATTTTATCTACAATTAAATTACCAGTACCTTCAAATACTGCCTTATCAAATTGAACTCTAAATTGATCTGTATTATATGCACCAATATAACGTTTATAATAATCTAACTTGCCACAATCGATATCATGAATAAGTAACTCTGTTGCTCTTACGATATCAGATGGCACCTTGTTATATCCTACTTCTAATACAATTGTATAATCCCATGTCTTTGGAAATCCTCTTGCAGAATAATCAAGTTCCGTAATATCTGTCGGTGATGCTGGCAATAAAATACGAGCAGACTCATCTCTGTTTATTGCATCATTAAATGTCATTGTAATTGCAGAGCCATCTGGAATAATCTCAAATGCTGAAACAGAATTTTCTAAATCATCTGCATCATAAAGCAAAACATTGTTTTCATAAACTTTTAAAACTTTTTTGGCATCTACCCAAATAGGCAGGTAATCTGTACCTTGGCCCGTTGTTTGAATTACTTTTTTCTTATAATAAAATTCTACATCACATACGGAGTCTATAATTGCTCTGGCTAATTCTTCATTAGATGCGTATTCTGCAATCTCACTTGCAGTATTCCCGTGATCGTTTGGGTTTACATATGGACGAATTACATCAATAAAATATTCGTCTCCATCAATTTCTACCTTATATTCTGTATCATATTTTGAAGATAGTGAAATTACTACTTTAGAATCTGCATTAGAAGTAACTGAGTCTTCTACAACTGAAGAGTCCGCCATATCTGTAATTGTGTAATCATATTCTGTGGATGCAGATCCAACATTTAAAGTTACACTTAAATTATATGGCGGGACTCTCAGAATTTGCATTTAGCGACCAAACTCCTTGGCTACTTCTTCTGGTGTAGCAAGACGAATATGGTCACGAGTCAACCATCTTTCAGCCTGCTCTGGGGTGACAATATTATATCCACGATATACTTTACCAACTCCAGGCAAACTAACATTCTTTGTAGAATGAATTGCTACTGTTTTATTTGATTTCTTTACAATAGTAGATGGCTGTTCAACCTTACGCTCTACCTGTGTTACGCCAATTACACCATTTGCAACTTGACCTACAGCCTGAACTGTTCCTGATCCTCTTGACAAATCTTGTGTAGTAATTGCTCCCTTATCAGCAGATTCCTCTGCTGCAGAAACTTTGTACTTTTCCCAAGCACTTGGTTCTTGAACAACTGATTCTACTACTGCTGGCTCTACATTTGCTTCTGGCATAGGAGCCTCAACAACTGGTTCAGCAACGACTGATGTTTCTACTGGCGCTTCATTATTTATATTATTTTCTTCCATTATTAACCTCCTATGTGAACTATTATAACAGAATACTAAAGATTAAGAGGGGGAGGAGATCTAGCCCCTGCCCCCTCTCAAAGGTTACTGATTACAGATTATGCATCTGCAGCAGCGTCTGCCCATGCAATAGCGTCTTCTTCTTCCCATTGAATACCGAAGCGAACGAACACAGTATATTCAATTGTGTCCTTCTTAGCAACATATTCACGGTTTACGACGATATCACGCTGGAAGCCCCAAACACGGTTCTGTGGGAATGTCAAATCGACATATCCTTCAGGGTAGTAAGGAACTTCTTGGACATCGATACCTAGAACACGAGTTGTACGTGCTCCACCGAATGTCTGGCCTTGACCATCTAGGTAAGCCTGTGTATTAGCATAGGTGTTACCATTCTTGCCAAGTGCTTCAGCGATTGCATCAGACAATGTACCGTTGTTCTTAACGATACCTGCGAATGCATCTGTACCTGCATAGAACTTAAGATTGTTCTTAAGTGCACGGTACTTACGTGGCATAGCAAGGATGATCTCCTGCATCTTTTCTGGAGTCCATGCATTGTCAGCAACGGTGATCGCTGCTTCATGTGAATCTCCATTATCCTGGTGCTTCTTAATGAAGCCAGGCATAATTGAAAGGAATGGTGCGGTTGTTCCGTCACCATTAATAGCAAGATCTTCAATGTCATTAGCAAAAGCATTGGTCATCAATCTAACAAGATGATCTTCCAATGCACCTCCCTCGACATTGTCTTCTAGTGCTTCAGCAGAAACTTCCCAATCCAAACGGATTTTCTTTGTGGTAAGTTCTACCTTGGAGAAGGTCGCACCAGTGTTTGTGAAATTTCCAACTGCTTGAGCAGCAGCACGAATTACACGCTCACCAACGTTGATCTTCTCTAATTCCATGGTGTTTGCTCTCATCGTCACACGACGACCATCTTGGGCGAGAACTGTAGCATCCCAAACGTAGTCAATAAAACGACGTGCCTGTTCAGGGCGTAGGATTCCGCTTGCAGCATCACCCGAAGGGTTTACGGCATTAGGACCAGTGGTAACACCAAAGTTAGCGTTAGGAATGTTTCCAAGTGTATCTGTACCTGGATCTGTTACACCACCAACACCACCTGAAGCGAATGCACCTTGACCTTGATAAAGACCAGGGGCTGTTCCGCCTAGTTCGCCAGTTTCTCCTGGCTGGTTTTTCTTAATCTCTTCCGACATATTGTCACCTCCTGAGTGATTTAACTTATTTAAATAAGTCGGCTGTTTTGAGGAAACGTCCGCCCCATAGGGATTTTTCAACCATTTCTGGTTGTTCCTGTACGATCTCGCCTAGATCGCCAGACTTTCGGAAAGCGGTATCTGCTT